CGCCGTGGCGGCCAGGCTGTAGACCTCGATGTCCCAGCCATCGGCCGTAGCGGCGGGCCTGACGACAAAGTCCAGACCCTTGCTTCGCGGAATCAGCCGGCGGAGCATGTCGAGAATGGAAATCGACGCCGGCCAGGGGATAACGTCGGTCAGGTTCGCCAGGGCGGTGGTTTCGCCCGTCAGTCGCCATCGGGGCCCGGTCCATTCTGCCGCCGTCTCGTCGTAGCTTTCGGCGAAGCGGCGAAGGACGTACTCGGCATACTGGTGGTTGTTCCACGTGTCGGCGCCGCCGTAGACGTAGGTGTCCCAATCTTCCTGGGTGCCGGCGCCCCCGGTGTGGTCTTCGGAACGATTTCCGATCGTGCTGGCGGCCAGGTCGCGAAAGGCGCGGCCGCGGGTCTCGTCTCGTGCGTTCATCCCCGGTAGCCACCCGGCCAATGTCGGCTCGCCTGGGGTGGTTTCGTTTTCCCAGTAGGACCCGGCCACGCGGATCTTACCCAACAGCCAGTCGCCCCCGTAAGCGGTCCAGGTTTGCGTGCCCGTCGCGCCGTTACTGGCGCCGTCGACCTGGCGGGTTTCGCTGGCGATCTTGCCAATCCAGGCGGTTGTTGCATCGAAGCGCACGCGAACCCAATAGCCGTTCAGGTCGAGGGCGGTCCGGAGGGCTCGAGCGCCGCCAGGCTCATTGACCAAGCCGTATCGACGGGTAAAGGTGGCTCGGGACTGCCCGCCGGCTGCGGCGGCCAAGTTGCCGGCGGCGGGGATGATCGTGGGCTGGCTGGTCCAGGAATCGGACCAGTCGGCTTTCGTGTCGACCTGGGCGTTGGCCACGGCCGTCGGCGGGCTGCTCAGGACGCCGGTAGTGAAGGTGGGAAGCGGCATTATTGGGTCGCCCCCTTCACGCGAACGGCGGCCCGGGCCTGCGCAACGCCCGTGCCCCGATCGGCTCGGCGGATCGGCGATGCCGAATACGAAAGAAACAACCAGGAGGTCGTTTCTGTCCCCCAGTCGTTCACGACGGCGACGATGGTCCCTCGCAGGGCTTCAATGGACCGCAGCCACGCCAGGCAATTCGTGTAGGTGCCGTAGTAGGTGAGTTCGAACGTGTTGGGGTCGGCCGCGTCGCCCAGATCGACGGCCCCGTGGCCGTCCAGGCCCGGCCGGGTGAAAGCGTCCAGGCGGCGGGTTTTGTTGTTCGCCGTCCCTTTGACGTGGTCGCAACTGACGCCGCCGAAGCTAGCCATTAGCGGGTTCCCCTTCAAAGAGATAGCGGCCTGACGGCGACGGAACGGTAGCCGGGGCCTGGCCACCGAGAAGCGGGTTCGTGATGGCGCCCTCGGTCAGGGTGCGGTTGAGGTTGTCGAGGCTGGCGGAAAGGTCCCCCAGGTGGTCCGTGTTGCGGTCGACGGCCTCCGCGCCCGCCGGCGTCACGTCGACCGTGTTGGCACCGGTAGGCGGATAGCGCAGGTTGGCCTCGTCGATCTCCGCGGCCTTGTCGCGACCGATGCGACCTTCGGCAAGAGCCAGGACCGCGGCCTGCAGCGCGGCGGTCATGTCGGGAGTGACGGCGTCGAAATCGATGTTGACGGCCTTGGGGACCATCCGACCGCGGCTGGTAGTCGTGTAGTCGACCGGCGCGAACTGCCCCAAGTGTTCTTGGTAGAGCCCCGGGTGAAACCGGGCCATGGTCTCAAATAGCTTCTCTGTGGCTTCCAGGGTGGCGGCGTCGGCGCCGGCCACGGTGGCTCCGGCCTGCAGGAGTTTCTCCCAGCCCTCGGTCTTCACCATTCCGGCGGCGGTGAGGCGATCGCCAGTGAGAGCCTGGACGGCTTTGGTCTGGTTGATGACGGTGGAGAGTCGGTTTTGCGCCTCCGCCTCCGCCTCGTACCCAATTTCTTTCTGCGCTTCGGCAACCCTCAGCCCGTGCTGTTCTTCCAGGTGACGGGGCCGCGCCGCCACCTTCTCGCCGTAGAGCGTACCTTCGTCAATGGCGGCCTGAATCTGGGGCGTGAGGGCCTGGGCTTCGGGCAGGCCCTTTTCGAGGGCGGCCGCAATGTTGTTGAAACGGACGTTCGCCAGTCGGGCGGCATGGTAGGCTTCCGGGTCGCTCGTTCGCATGGCCTGGAACGTTTCGAGGAAGCCGTCTGCGGCCTCCGCGGCGGCGGCGGACCGCTTGCGCTGAGTCTCTTCCGTTTCCCAAGCGGCCAGATCCTTCTGGTACTTGGCAAAATCCTTTTGGTAGTCGGCCAGGTCTTCCTGATGTTCCTCTTGCTTTTTGGCGTGCCGTTTTTCGTAGGCGGCCACGGCCTCCTTGTGGGCCAGCTTGGCATTGATCAGGGACGAGGACGATGAATACAGCCGCTCCTTGAACTCGGGCGGCTCGTACGCGGGGGCCGCGGGCTTCTCGGGCGCCTCGGGCTTGGGTGCGGCCTCTTTCTCGCCCGCGGCGATCGATTCCTGACGCCACTTGTTCAGATCTTTGTGGCCGGCCCGGAGGTAGGTAGCCAGGATCTCGGGCGCTTCGGCGGCCTCGGAGATACTGGCCCCGATGGCGAGCAGTTCGGCCTGGCTGGCCCCGAAGTCGGCCATGATCGGGGCGATGCGCAGGACCCAGTCGGCCGTTTCGCCCGTGTTGAACTTGGAGGCGCCGGCGCCCGCGATGAGGCCAGAGAGGATCTGCTCGGGCGTCTTGTCGTCGCTGCCGAAGTTGAGCGGGCTATCGATCGTGGTGAAATACTTGGACGCCGTGAACGGGTCCATAAACCGGCCGGCCTGGGCGATCTCGTCGAGGTGTTCACCCTTGCCCAGCGATTGCAGGTTGAACAACAGGGCGCCGGCTTCCTGCCGGCCGATCCCTTCGCGGGCCATGGCCAGCCGTTGGTCGGCCCGCAGGTTGGCGTAGCCCTGGGCGCCCTTGGAGATCTGCCAGAGGTCGCGGCCCGCGTCGTAGCTTTCCCGCAGCTCGTTCGCAAAGCCCTTGATTTCTTCGCGGCTTTCGCGGGCCAGGGAGACGATTTGCGAGAAGCCGGCCGTAATGCCGCCAACGCCGGTCAGGGCGGCGGCGAAGCCGGCGATATTGGCCGGCGAGAAGGCAGCCTTGATGCTCTTGCCGGCGCCGTCGGCCCAATTGGTGCTGGCGCGGCCCGTGCGCGAAAGGTCGCGCAGCTCGTCCTTGAGCTTCTGATTCTCCCGGATCGCGTTCTGATACGTTCGAACCAGCTTCGCCTCTTCGCCGGAAAGCTCCATGATGACGCGAGATTTTGCCATTTCAGGGGGCTCCGGTGGCGAGTGGGTGGGCGAAGTGATCCAGGTCGGCCAGGGTGGGCCGGTAGTCGGGCAGCCGGCCGGCGGCCCAGCCGGCGGCGATCAGGTAGCGAGCGGTGGGCCGTCCTTTTTTTTTGCGGCCACGATTTGCAGTCGCCCCGGCAGATCAATCAGGGCGTGAAGCACGGCCACGATGTTCTCCTGCGTCAGCAGACCCAGCAGGTCGGCCTCGTCAGGGCCGAGGCGGTAGTTGTGGGCTAGGGCGTCAAGCGCGGCTTGGTGGGCGTTGTGAAAGGCGTCAGGGCCCGTGAACGGATCGGCCTCGTCGGCTTCCTCGTCGTCGGTGGCGAAATAGTGGTCATGCCACGCCACGGCCAGGTCCCACAGGGCCCGATACCTGCCGACCACATCGCCGGCGATCCAGCGGCCAGCCTCGTCAAGGGTCGAGACGGTGGGCAACGCCACCCGGTACACGTAAGGATCTTCGGACGGTGGCCAACAGGCCCGGGCGATCGGTGCCAGCCACTGGTTGCCGTCGGCCAGGGTCACCGTGTGCCCGTCAAGCATGGTCCGGCGGGCCAAATCGTTAGGCCCGATGGCCGTGTCATGGGGCCGACCGATCCAGACGCCGGCCTCACTGCCGGTCATGGCCTGCCAGGCTTGCCGGTCCGGGTAATAGCGGGGCAGGCCCTCAGCGCCCAGGATGACGCCGGCCGTGCCACCCGGCCCACCAGTAACGCCACAGAATTCAGGCGCACCATCGAAGGCGTGAGCCAAGCCGGCCGCCTCGAGCGCGGCGGGACCGGGTTTCTGCTTCGAACCCGGAAGGAAGTAGAGGAATGACATGATGGGACCAGTCCAGGAAAGGGGGATCAGGTGATGGCGGAGGCCGTGTCGATCGTGATCGGATCGTTTGTGCCGTCGTACTCCGTTTCGATCGTCAGGCCGACTTCACCGGGATCGGTTCCGCGAGCGCTGAACGGGTCCGACAGGTACGCCAGACCGTCCGCCGTGAACTTGATGTGCTCGGCCGTAGCGTCGTCAACGAAGCCTGTCTGCGTGCGCTTGCGAAGATAGAAGATCGTGTTGGCGTGGGTCGCCGCCTGACCGGCCATGGAGATGCCGGTGGCGCCCCAAGCCTTGGCCTTCTTGGTCCGAAGCGTGATCTTGGGGTGCCGTTCCGCGATCCACACTTCATCGGGCCAGATCTCGGAGTCGGCCGAGTCGGCCACCACCTTCAGGCCGAAATCGATCTCCAGCGACGTCAACAGACCGATGGTGACGCCACCCACCTGCACGACGCCCAGGGCGAAACGTTCCGCGTCGGCCACGGCGGCCGGCAGGTCTTGGCTCTCCGTGATGATGATCGGATCGTTCGACCCATCGTAGGTGGCGGCGGCCTCGTAGGATAATTCGGCGGTGCCCTGGTGGTTGGTGCTGATCCGCGTCGGGTAGAGCAGCCCCTTGGCGATGGCGATCTTCCGGTGGGAAAGGGCGCCTTCCCGGGTGCCCCCGTCGCCCAATTGTTGTTGATAGCCCACCAGACCGCTTGTCAGGCCCGAGATATCGGTCCCGCCGAACCCGCACAGGCCTAGCGCGGTGGCCAGGGCGCGCGTGGTGAAGCTCAGCCGCGGCTCTTGCCCGACCATGAGGCGGTTGCGGGGCGACAATTCGGCGGCCGTCGGCTCGCCGATGGTTCGGCCGCTGAGCGTCCAGCCGAGACTGTTGATTCCGGGGATGGCCGTCGCGTCGTGAACGACGGCGTAAAGTGCATGGCGATCCGACATGGCGGCGGCTTCCTATTGCGGAGGTTTGTGTCGTGGTAAACGGTAGCCCTGTTCCGGCCCTACTTGGCCGCGGCGGGTTTCTTGGCGGTGCGTTTCTTGGCGACCGGTTTGTCGGCGGCGGGACGTTCATCCCAGATAGCCAGCACATCAAGGGTCGCCGGCTGGGCGTCCGGCTCGGGCACGGCGATCTTGACCCGGCCCACGTCGCCGGCCAGGGGGCAGGCCACGGCCAGTTGCTTCGCCCAGTAGATGGGCTCGGCCGGGCTCAGTTCGATCGGGTCGCCCTTGTCGGGCGTCACAATGAGCCGCGTCGAGGCGACCAGGCACAGCCCCACCATGCCGTCCAGCGGCAACGGCAGGGCCAATTCGCGGTCCTTTTCGCCAGCGGGAACGATCAATTGCCGGGTCAGCTCGGCGGTCCCGTGCATTTGCACAAAGGTCTTGCGGTTCTTGCCACCGGTCGAATAGACCAACTCCAGCGTGTGGGCGACGGTGGCGGGAAGTTCGGTAGACATGATGGGGTCCCTTGGATTACAGAAGTTCGATGGCTTGGCCCACTTCGCGCAGGTACGCGCGGCGGGCGTCGGTCGTGAATGCCTCTGCCAACTCGTCGGCGTCGCGCTGGTCGATGGCGGTAAACTCTTCCTCCATGTCGATCTTGTGGCCGCCGCCGTGGACACCGATCCACCCGGCGGCCATCGACAGGCGTACGTGCTTCGACGTCGCCGTAATGTTGGCCGTATTGGTTTGGCTCTGGCTTTCGCCGGTCTTTTCCAGGGGCCGTGTGTGGCCTTGCTCCTTGAGCTTCTGGCCCCGGTAGCTGGCCTCGAACCCGTGCGGATCGGGTCGGCCCGGGTCGCCTTCGCGCGGCGCGTAGTTGTAGCGCCGGGCGGCCGCGTTGGTAAAGTGCTGAAGCCGCAGGTGGGTGAACCAGTAACGGCCCATGGCCAGATAGCCGGCCTTTTTCGACCGGTTCAGCATGGCCAGGCCGCCCTTCACGTTGGGCACGGGCCCCACTTCGATCATTTTGATGTAGGCGAGCATGGGCTATTCACCTCCCCAGCTAACGGCGATCGTCGCCGACTGGAAGAGGCCCGTAGCGTGAACCGTGTTCGGGGCATTCCAGCTGATCCCGTTGATTAGCCGAATGGCCGTGGCGGCCAGGTAGCCGCCCTGGCCGGCCAGCCCTTTGAGGTCGTCGATGATCTGACCGACCGTAGTGTGCCAGTTCTCGTTGTCTTCGCTGGTCGGTTCGTCGCCGTCTTCGTCGGTGGCGTCGCGCTCGATCCGGAGGACCAGGTCGCCCGTTTCCCAGAACGCGAAACCGTCCGAGTTGACGCCGTCGGCCACGGCCTGGTAGCCGTCTTCGGGGTCGGTGTAGACGACGGCGTACGGCCGATAGTCCTCCAATTCTTCGCGCGTGTGCCGGCGGCCATCGGCCGGCTTGGGGAGGCCCTGGCGGTGGATCGATTGCTTGGCGGCCGTGGCGTTGGCAACGCCCACCAACGTCTGGAAGGTCGAGCTGTTGGCCAGCAGTTCCACCAGCGCGGCCAGGGGCGGCGCAAGGCCCCCGTCGTCGCCGTCTCCGGTGGAGAGGGTCACAGGCGCCGTCCAGTGCATGGTGGGAAAATGGCCGGGCATTAGCTGATGACGCTGGAGGTGCGTTCGCCCCGTTGGGTGCCGTAGGTGATGGTCAAGACGGTCGACGTCCCGGCACGGTCCTTGAATTCCACCGAGCCGTTGTCGGCAGCCACAACGGTCTCATTCAGCAGACAGGCCATGATGACTTTCAGTGCGTCGAGGATCGGAACGCCGTCGACGGTCGTCGACTCGGAAATGCCGTTGCCGGCGGCGCCTTGGGAAACCTTGCCCACCGATCTGTCGGCGGCCGTGGTTTCGCCCGTGTCGGTGGTGAGGAACAGGGCCAGGGCGGCGGCGGTGAGGTCGCCCACGGTGACGGTTTCGCCGCCCAACGTGGCCTTCACGTCGTCGCCGTCGAAGTTCAGGCCGCCGGTCTTACTCTTGATCTCGTCAATTCCTGACGCATTACCGCTCACCTCAACCCCGAGCGAACGCCCACGACTGGATGGCTGAAGCGGCCCCACGTCATACAGGTAGGCCGTTGTCGCCACGTCCGTATCCGCCGCGTTCGGCGACTTGACGCGAATCACCACGGCCGTGTTGGCCGGCACTGGGAACTCGCTGGTGAACAGGCACGTTCGCGCCGCCGTGCTGCATGTCACCGTTTGCGGAGACGGTTCGAGCGTCTGGCTGCCAATGGTCACCGTCACCTCGAAGTCGCCGCCCGTGCCATCCAGGTCCTTGGAACCGTCACCGAGGAAGACCAACGCCTGGCAGAGGCACGGATTGCCGGCGTCGGGCGCGTGGGTCAGCACGGCAACGGAAGACGTCAAGTCGCGATCAGCGGTTTCCGAATCGAGTTGTCGCATTGGTTACCTCACCCACGCCTGACGAATCAGCCCAGTATCTACGCTTGCGCCTTCGTCGGCATGCTGAATCGCACCACGATCCAGGTTCAGACCGCTCGGCCACGCGCCACCACGCACGTTCCCTTCGTTTCGAGGCGCAAACCATGCCTTGTGATTCTCCCACGTGGGGCTTGGTGTGCCCTTGGTGAAGGCGGAGGCGGCGAGGGTCTCGTTGCCCTGGTCGGCATCATTGGGGATCAGGTCAACCTCTTCGCCGATGTCTGCGAGCGTAGCCGAGCAGTTATAGAAGGAGTTGCAGAGAATGTGGCCTGCCTCTGTTTGCGTGTCGTGGTCGATCCCAGTGGCGAAGTTCTCGAAGATGTTACTGTCGACTCTCGCGTTCCACATCTGCAAGCCGAGAAACCAGACGCCGCGGCCACCAAGAGTAGACCTGCGGAACGAATTGTGTTGGACGGTAACAGTGTTGCCGCTGAAGTAAACGCCGGAGCCGGCATCGTCCATATCAACGCAATTACGCAGCATGTGCGTGCCGTTGGCGCCTCGCATGGCATAGTTCATGTCGGCCGTGCCCTCGGCGTTGGTGATGAAATTGCCGATGATGTTGCCGCTCTGAATCCAGATGCCCACATTAGGGACATCGTAGACGTAGCAATCGGCGACGAGGGCCCAACCATCCAAATCAATGGCATTGCCCGCCGTGCAACCATGAACCTTGCACCGAATGACCGCGCAGGAATTATCGAGATTGATAATCGTATGTGCACCTGCGTTGTGGACTTCCAGGTCGACTAGCACGATGCTGTCGTAGAGAGCACTGGCCCACATGGTATTGCCGTCGCAGTCGATGCCTCCCTTACCCCCATCACCCGCCGTTGAGGTATACCCCTGGATCACAAGCGGAGCCGATTCGCTGGGCGTGCCGTAGATCGCCAGAGTCAGAGAGGCGGAGAGCGTATCGTCCGTTCCCGTCTTGACATTCACCCGGTCCCCGTAGGTCGTGTTCCGTGTGATGCTATCGAGCGCATGCTGAATCGAGGCCCAGGGATTGCCGGACGTGCCAGTACCGGTGCCGTCATCGCCACCGCCCGGATCAACGTGGTACTCAATAAACTGCTCGGCCATTCTCTACTCGCTTCGTGTATACCCCAAGCCGGCGAAGAACTGATCGATCCACGCCCGCTGGTCGTCAGTCAGACTGGCGAAGTCCTGCGCGGCGTTTGTCACGGTCAGGTCAAAGCCTCCGTCAGCAACCGCCAGATCCTCGTCGTCCCCTGTATCGGCCAGGTCCTCCCGAAACGCGGCGTAGGCAACGGCCACACTCTTGATCGCAGCCACCACGTTTGGGACTTCGTTGCCGATCTGCTCGAATCGCCGTCGATACGGTTCACCATGCTGATTGACATCGACGGCCTGCTTGAATGCACCCACGTCTTATCTCCTTTGGTCAGTAGTTGCTGCCTATAGGGTCCTCTAACGACGGTATCCGGGCCGAGCCCGTTCGTTGGACGCATGCCGAACGAACACGGCCAGGCAAAGGCCGCCGGCGTGGTCCTTGACGGCGTCCAGATACCAGGATTGGGAATTATGGGTCAGTAGGTCGCCCTCGGCCGGCGTGAGGGTGGATGCGTCCAACAAGACTTCCAGGACGCGGGCCGCCGTGCGGCCGCCATAGGCGTCCTCCACTTGGCCCATCGATTCGCGGATCACGACGCACGTAATCGTCGTGGCCTCACCGTCGGCCGGCGTATAGGCCTTGGTCTCGCCGAGACCGTCGCCGAACAGCTCGTCACTCTCGATGCTCAGGCCCATAGTCGGGATGCCCCGTTCGCTTCAAGTACGCCTCAACGTCCTTCTTGATGATGCCACCACCGGCGCCGGTCGGCTCGATCTCCGCAAGCTGCGCGGCGGTCAGATTGACTTGATCAATCAGTCCTTGCGCGGCCTCCGAAATTGGCGGCAATTTGGTCGTATCCGCTTCGTCCTCTTCGCCCGCCCGGTTGTCCTCCTTGCTGCCGGGCTCCGGCTCCGCGCTGGCCGCCGCGCACTGGCGGCGCATGTACGGGACGGCCAGCTCAAACAGTTCTTTGCGCGCGCACCCGTTGCCGGGCGCGTTGACCTCGTTCAGGGCCGCGTCGCGATCGTGACCGAGGTGCAGGCATTGGCCCACCTCGTCTTTCGAGACCGTCGCGAAGCCCAGCACAATAAAATGTCGCATGGCATGTTGCCTTTCTCACCTAGGAGACGATTCTCACGAAGCCGGCGGCGGCTACAGCCCTCAGGCGGTCACCACCCGGTGTCCGGCGTAGTCGGTCAGGGCCGCCGCGGAACCGCCTTGCTTGCCCGCAACGGCGCCGTACATCACGGCCACGGTGCAGTACACGTCGAACGTGCCTTGCTCGATCCACTTGATGCCGAGCAGCGTCAGGCCCGTGTCGGGATCGGTCAACGTCTCGAAACTGGCCACCTGCGGAATGCCGGCCGCCTTGGCCACTTCGGCCGTGTCGTTCGGCACGCGCGTGGCGAGAATGATCGACTCCTTCGTGCCGAAGAAGCTGGTCAGGTTCTCGCTGTTGTCCGGCATATCGGGGTATTCCCAGATGTTGGCAAAGCCCTCGATCCCGGTCAGGTGACCCAGCGCCTCGGCGCCGATGCGCTGGCCGTGATAATCGCCGCTGGCAATGCGGCTGTCCCCGTTCAGCGTCGACATGACGCTCGAATTGACGATCCCGAACCGGCCCAGGGTGTTCGTCCCTTTGCCGTTCATGTCGACCCGCACGTCGGCCAGCATGTCCAGATCGGAGTTGGCCACGGTGAATGTCGACGCTTCACTGAAGTTCGCCGCCAGCACCAGGCCCAGGCAATAATCGGCGATCGACTTGGCGAGCACATACCCGCAGTTCATCGTCGCCTCTTCCAGCAGGTTGATCTGCTTGACCGTGCTCGCCTCGTCCAGGAAGTCGAGCTTGATCGGCACGTGCTTGTGCTGGTCGATGGTCACCGGCACGTCGTTCAAGAGCGACTTGGCGTCGGTGGCGCCGTTCTTGTAGCCGTCGCTCGCCCCGTAGTCCTGCACGGTCGGCAGGCTCGCAATCCGCGCGTTGACGGTCTGGTTGAGCTTGGCCTTCTCCGAACTCAGGTCGGTGGCGAAGGCGCTCACGAGGAACGGCAGCCGCACCTTGAAGGCGTCGAGCACCAGTTCCAGAATCTGGGTGGTTGAAAGGGTCAAAGCCATGAGGGTTTCCTTGTCGAGGCGTCAGGGTTCAGGTTCAGGGTTCAGGAGCCGCCCACTGTGTGGGCTTCTCTCATGCGACCTTGCCGGTCCGCGGCTCAGCCGCCGTACATCTTCGCCCGGCGTTCCTTGATCGACGCCACGGCTTCTTTGCCTTCCGCTGCGCCGCTGAGGTCGTCTTCGCTCTCCTGGGTGGCCGGGTTCTTCACGTTCAGGGCGGCTTCCCAGTCCTCGGGCGACTTGTTCAGGATCTCCTTGCGGAAATCGTCGACGGTCTTACCGTCCTTCACGGCGGCTTTTGCTTCGGCCGTAAAGCCGAACTTGTCGCCGAGATTGGTGATCTCGTCCGCACGCTGCCGATCGGCCTGCAGCGCAGCCTGCACGGCGGCGTCCACGTCGACCGGTTTCTCCGGCGCGGCGGCCTGGGGCTCTTCACCCTTGGCCGCGGTGCTCTGCGACTCGCCGGTCTTGGGCTCGACGTTGGGGGGCGTGTCTTTCGGATCTTTGGCCATGGGGGCCTCCTCGGGTTGGGTTGGGCCGCCCGGTGGCGGCGAGTTCATGTCAGAAAAGCGCTCCAGCACGGCGGCCGGCGCCTTGGCCGACACCCGTTGAATATCAAACCGGGCAGCGGCGGCCGTGCCGGCGAAGGTGGCGTCAGCAAAGCCCGCGTCGACGGCCTCTTGCCCAAGCCACCAGGTTTCTTCGTCCATCAGTTCGCGGGCCGCCTCGGGTGTGACGCCCATCTTCCGCGAGTAGTCGCCGGCAATCCCGTCGGCGATTTTGTTCAGGACCTCGGCCTCCTTGAGCATGTCCTTCGCCTCACCCCACACAATCGAGGCCGGGTTGTGGATCATCACATAGGCGTTGTCGGCAATGCGGACTTCATCACCGGCCAGGGCGATAATCGAGGCGATCGAAGCGGCCAGACCGTCGATGAAGACGGTCACGTCGGCTTTGTGATGTTTCAGCGAGTTCTGAATCGCAATGCCGTCGAAGACGAGGCCGCCAGGCGAATTGATATGCAGGTTGATCCGATCGACATCGAGGTCCTTCAGCTCGTTGATGAACTTCCGCGCCGAAATATCCCAGTAGCCGATGTAATCGAAAATGAAGATATCGGCCGAGCTGTCGTCGCCGTCCGCCTTCGCTTCGATCGTGTACCAGTCCTTACTCATCGTTCTCGCCCTCGTTGTCTTTGGGTTCGTGGCCCGGTTGCGGGCTCGACGCCGTGGCCGATCCGTACGCCGGCAACCCGCGCTCGACCAGTGCGGTTTGCTCTTCGTCCAACACGTCGACCAGATCGCCGAAGTCGGCGCCGGTCGTCTCGTCGATCACGTCCTGCCGGGTCCGCAGGCTGGCACCGATCGCCTTGATTTGGGCGTTCACTTCCTTCTCCGGGTCGACCCACGGCCAGCCGCGGGGCCGCCACACCACCACCGGTTCGTCTGCCGGTCCGGCGATCGCCCCCATGATGTTGCGGGCCCACTCATACCACTCGTCGAAGAGCGGTTGATAGAAGCCGTCGATCATCTCGGCCTGAATGCACCGCCAACCGGAGCGATCTTCCAGCAGCGCTTGCCGCAGGCTCGAATAGTTCACCTTCGCGTAGTTGTTCGACAGGGTCGGACTCGACACGTTCAGGCCGTTCGCCATCTGCTGCATGAACACCTGGTGGCCGCTCTCGTAGGTGCTCGACGGATAGTCCGGGTCGAACAACTCCAGGCCATAGTTCTTCTTGAGCACCTCGAAGCTGCCCGGCGTCGCGTCCAGCACGTTGTCGGCCAGGTCCTCCGCATCGCCCGTTTCGAACGGCTCTCCCTCGTACTCGTCGGGACCGTCGTCCGGCGGCGTGAAGAACCCCATCTTCGAAGCGGCGACGCGCCAGCCCACGACGATCGCCTCATGCACGCCGTTGAGCATCTTGGCCTTGTGCATGACGGCGGCGAACCGGGGAATGCCCCGGATCTGGCCCGTATACTCGCGCCGAAAACCATGAATCACCTGGCTCGCCGGGATCCGCACCCGGGCCTGGTCGCCGCTGCGAAACCGTCGGTGTGGGTGCTGCACATTGAAGTGGTAGGCCACGGGTCGATCGAATTCGTCGAACTCGATCCCCATTTCCACCCGGTTGCCGCTTTCAAGCTCCGTGTCGTACGTGCTATCGAGCAGATCAGGATTCAGGAACCGCACGGCGAACCGGTGGGGATTGTGCGGGTAGCCGCGCAGGATGTTCAGGAAGAACTCACCGTCGATCGCCTCGTTCAACAGCGTCAGCCAGCCGACCTGACGGAGCGTCATTTGGCCGCACGCCGACGGACCGGCCGAGAGCCCGCGATACCGGCGCTTCCGTCCGAAGACGCCCCATGCCCGCTCGGTGCTCTTGTTCCATCGTTCCCGGGGCGTGCCGTCGGCCGCCCGGTTGCGGGCCTGGAGCAGGATGCCCGCATGGCCCAGCACGTTTTGTTTGAGGATTTCCAAGTACCGCCGGCATGAATCGTCGTTCCTCGCCAGGTCGCGCGAACGGGCCCGCAGCTTGCGGAGATCGTTCCGCAGAATCGTGTTGATCTCCAAAGGCAAGAAGACCCAATCGCTCAGGTTATCATCGTTGGCCCCCTTGAAGCCCGAGAACATCGCCTTCGCCTGACCCCGCGCACGGCGCCGGGCCCGGCTCCCGGAGAGCGGCCGGCCGGCGGCGTCAAACAAGATGGGCGTTCCAGGCCGCATCAATTCGTGAACCTCGGTTTAATGGTGGGGCTCGGCGTCACCTTGCCGGCGCGGACTTGCTCTTGCCGGTATTTGGCCGCGTACTGATCACGCATGGCCGTCTGCTCGCGGAGCGTCATGTGTTGCACCTGCACACCGCCGACCATTTGCAGCATTTGCGTCTTTGAGGCGCGGCCCTCGATTGCCGCTTCCAACGCGTCCAGCACGATCTTCGCGTGGGACCGGTTGTCAAAACCGCTCGCCTGGCCGGCGAAGTCGGTCACGATCGTGAGCATCCCCACGGCGACCTGGTAGCGCTCCGTTCCGTTGGCCACGTGCGCCTGCCATTCATACTCACCCACCTCGTAGGCGGCCGACGTGGCCGCCGCCACTTCCACCAGATGGTCATCGCCGTCGGCCGTCGCCACGATCTGGAGCTGCGCGTCCGACTTCACCAGCGTGTAGGTGAGTTCCCAGCTTTCCGACGCGGGAAAGTCCCCATCGGACCACTTCCACGACACCGATTCCCCGGCGGTGATTTCGTCCGGAATGCAGTCATGAACAACGGCAAAAGCCATGCAGGTGGGCTCCAGAAAAAGGGGACTGGCTCCGCTAGGTGCCTGCCCCCTTTTTCAAAGGACAACGGGCGTTCTCAAAGCACGCCCACCAACATACGGGCGGATCGGGCCTCCGGAAGAAAAGGACAAGAAAGGCCGTCTATGGGCAAATAAAGACAAGAACTCCGTTTGACAGCCCTTTTCAGACGGGCCGGTTTTCGCCGTTTTTCACCGCCGCAGATGCTCGTTTCGTTGCCGCGTGATCCACGCTTCCAGGTCCTCACGCAACGCCAGCCAGGTTCCCCGGCCGTCGATCTTGAACGCCGGCAACCCCTTCTCGGCCACGAAGACGGCGATCTCCTTCCACGGCACACCCACGGCGCCGCAGATTTCCCGCGCTCCCCGATAGACCAGCGGCGGCAAGTGGCGCGCATCGTTCACCATGAATTGACAAACCCCTTCTTCTTCGCGCGTGCCATCCGCTTCCGCTTCTTAATGACTTCCTCCGCCTCCGCCGCTTCCGGCGGCGGGCTATCCGCAACGGCCGCCGCCGCCCGTTCCTCCAACCGCAGCTTCATGCGCGGCATGTTCGGGTTCAGATACTCGAGCGCGCCCAGGGCGTACGCCCGGCAGTCGAGCGGTTCGTTCGGCCCCTTCTTGATCCACTCGTAGCCGACCAGCACGCCCCGCTTGCGTTTCTCGACCTTTTCCTCGTTCGTCAGCTTGGTGAAGTGCTCATCATCGTAGTGGGCCGGGAAGTGGCAGAAGCCGGGCCCGCGCTTCGTGATCCGCAGCCGGTTGAAGATGATCGTTTTGGCGTCGTCCACGTTCACCGTTCGCAAGATGCACCGGGAGCGATCCTTCTTGTCGCCCTGCCAGGTGCCTTTGTTGCAAAGCGTGCCGGTATTCACCCCCTTGGTGGCAAAGATATTTCGCTTTCGCCGTAGTGCGGTGAAGCGGTAGACCTCCGTGGCCAGGTAGCCCGAGTCGATGAAGGCGGCCGCCACGCCGAGCGACGCGCCGTCTT